GCCAACTACAAGACTTAGAGGGCGTGGCTATCAGAGTGTCTCAAAGTATAGGAGATGCTGTCGGTAACGCATTAACAAATGGTATAACTGGACTAATCGAGGGCACGACAACAGCAAAAGAAGTATTCTCCAGCTTCCTAAAGGATATAGGTCAAATCTTAATGCAAGAAGCTGCCAAAATGATTGCTACGTATATAGCAATCGGTATTGCTAAGCAGTTTGCTGGATTGTTTGGTGGAGGTGCAGGTGGAGCTAAACCACCACTCCCAGGTTCATTCCCCCTTATGGCCGCTAAAGGCGCCTACTTCGATGGTGGCACTGCGTATTTCGCTAAAGGTGGTGTTGTATCGTCTCCGACCTTATTCCAGTTCGCCGATGGAGGTGCGATGCAGACAGGTCTCATGGGCGAGGCCGGTCCAGAAGCGATCATGCCGCTCAAGCGCGGGCCTGACGGCAAACTCGGTGTCGCTGCGCAGCTTGATGGGGCTATGGGCCGCTATCGCCGTACACCGGGTGCTGTTGGTGCAGTAGATGGAGGCACAACTGAGGCCGGTGGTGTTGGAGGTAACGCCTCCATGGCGCCAATCGACGTCCGCTACAGCGTGGAACGCATCAACAATGTGGATTACGTTACGGCTGACCAGTTCAGAGCCGGCATGGCACAAGCTGCCCAACAAGGCGCCATCCAGGGAGAACGCCGCGCCATGCGTAGTCTTAAGGGCAGCGCTGCGGCCAGAAAGTCCGTGGGAATCTAATGGAATACGCCTACGGCCACCTGCTTGATATCGGCCCCACAGAACGAGCAGCCCAGTACAGGTTCCAGAACTATGCCATCAACCAGAACGTAGACGGCTACTTGTTTCTGCCGTTCAGCTTCGGTGGAGCGGTGGCCACCCTCCAGGGCGACAATCTCGACGCGACCCTTCAGTTCGCCAATACCGAGATGACCCGAGCCTGGATCGTTGACGCCCTTGATAACCTATGGGTTGCCAAGGTTACCACGGTGCTCTGGGAACCCTCCACTGGAGCAGTCCAGCGCACCCTTTACAACTATTGGGGCACCTGTTCCAGCGGCGGCTGGGATGAGGTCAACATCCAAGTCAGCCTGAACTCAGTGCTGGATGCAGTTCAGACCAACATTCCAGGTCGCCGCCTTCATCGCTGGCAGGTCGGCAGCATCCCGTTCACAGCCCAAGTCCGTGTGTGATCATTTAATCGGGCGGAAGTACACACGTTGTCATCAGCTAGTTATAGAAGCTATGACTGATATGGGCCTTAGCCCTCCTAATGATCAACCCGATTGGTATACACTTGGAATTAAAGGGATCCTGCGAGAAGTTAGACGATATGGTGATCCTATAGATGCTCCGCTCTATGATGGTGACGTGGTATTGCTGGCTGCAAACCCAGCAGCTCTCGGGGTGACATGGCAGAACGGAATCCTGTACCTCAATCGCCTGACTGGAACAGCCGATTGGAAGCCAGTGTCCGCCCTTACGATCCTCCGCTCTTACCGTATGAAATCGCGCTGATTGAAGCCCTTGGTTGCAGTCAGCAGGAATATCGCAGCTTTATACGACATGCACAAGAGCGCACGTATGTAAGACCGGCTGCATACGATCGCATTCCAGATATCAACAACTGGGAAGTTGTAGCGATTGTCAGTCTTGTTTTAGGTTTAGCATCTACAGCCGTAAGCATTCTGCTGGCACCAAAGGCACCAGCACTGGAATCACCCGCCAAGATCAAGGGCAAAAAGTTAGCGGATCAGATCGGTCCAACCCGTTTCAACCAGACCACCAGCTTCGATAACGTCAGCAGCCTCGCCGAGTACGGGCAGCCGATTCCAATCCCTTTCGGCAAGCGCGGCACGGGCGCTGATGGTGCGTTAACTGGCGGCTTGATTCTTGCGCCAGCACTGGTGTGGAGCAGATTATATTCTTACGGCAATTATCAAGCCTTTGAAGGTCTATACGTCGCAGGCCAGTACGGAATTACAGCTCCTGGCATGGGGGGTGTACGCCTTGGTACTTTTGCGCTCGACACATTAGGTGATCGAGAATTTGCGCTGTTTTGGTCATCCACTGAAGGCTCAAACTTTCCAACAGCCTTAATTGGTGGCGACGAAGTCAACGGAACATCTGGCCGCCAAGTATTTACTGCCCCTGGCGCAAACGGCCAATACGAGCGCTCGGCATCAATGGCATATAGCCCAAGCACTCAATACCAGTTTGGAACGGCAACCCCAATCCACAACGGCACAGCTTACCGCTTTAACTGGGAAATTATTAGCGCACCGTTTAGCTCGACAAAAGGCGAAGATGCTGAGGACGTTCGATACGAGATAAGAGCAAAACGACGCAAAATTGCAGGCGCAGACGCAGACGTATTGCATGATCCCGCAAGTCCAAGCGTTGGAATGCCCGGAGTAGGCAGAGCTTATTCGCGGCGCATGGGCTTTGTTGCGATCAAAAAAGCAAACAACTCTTCATTTACAGCGTTCAACGATAGAACAGTCGTTGATATTGAAATAGGAGACGTGGCCGCCTTTGAGATTTATAAAAAAGGCTGGGGCGAATTCCAAGGAGAAGATTTCCAGTACAATGGTAAACGTGTTAGAAGCGTAAATCTTAAAGACTTAAGCAACAGCGCTAGAAGCTGGCGGTTGCGTGCAGAAGATCTACTTACAAAAGGAACACGCTGGATTATCGGATCCTCTATTTGGGTGGTCGTAGATAAAGCCGACGTTGCCGACGATATAAAGCATATTTACTTCCAGTGTGTCTCTATCGTGGGCGTGCCTACGCTTGGCATCCCCGGCTACAGCACAATTCGTGAACCTCTTGGCGGTTATAACGGTTTAGAGTACAACGATAAAAAACACTGTGGCGCGGCTTTCTGGAACATATGCCGGCTTTACATGGCGAATATACGCCCTGTGCGACGCGACTCTATTGCCATTGAATTCGGAATTAAATCCCAGGTTTGGAACCGAGCATCTGGATTGTGCAATTTTAATGCGTTACCTACCCCAGACGACCTATATAAATTTGATGAAAAAGATATTACTCTTACAACACCCAAGATGGATAAGTATTTTGACCGAGCCTCGTGCTTTTCAGTCATGGTGCGCCCCGTATCTAAATACGGCGAAGCTGAAGTTGCGTGGCAACGCATCCCTGAATTGTTCTGTGTAATCGGACGAGCACCGATTGACCAGTACAACTACCTTCGAATCAAACCAAGAATTGCAGGGTATTACGAATACCGGCTTATCCCCCGCACAGGCACAGATATTGCGCAGAACAGTATTGATACCAATACGGCTATCCGTCTTTTCTCCGAGGGCGGCGAGCTATTCGGCCGAGATTACCCGACGCCATACGGGGATTTCCGCATAACCACAACAGGGGAAGAGATAGCTATTGCCGATATAAAAGCCAACGATGAGATGTTTACGGATCCAAGCGACGAGGCGCCGTACCAGTCCTCCGATTACACAAAAACAGTACCTACATCCGTAAGCCAAAGCGACTCGTCAACTACTCCGGCAGGCGGTCAATTTCCGCTTAACGCGTGGAGCACACACTACTTAGGACGAGCCTGGAGCAGCGAAAATCAAGGCACTACAAAAAGCTTCAAAATTAAAATGGTAAAAACAAATGACCCAAATAAGACACTTTCGTTAACTGTAACTGCCACATCAGTTGAAGCGACCCTTGGCGTAGACGTAGGCCAAGCATACGTTAACCTTACAGGATCAACGTATAAGTGGTCAAACTTTGTTTACACTGTCACTAATTTTACAGGTGGTTGGCAGGTAAACGACACCATTAAAGACGCTCCTTCCGTCGATAATGTTTTCTTTACAGGAATCGTAAACGTGCAGTTCATGTGCACGGGCTTGGGTACGACACTAATTCCTGCTAATAAAATTGCGCGTGCTGAACGAGTATTTGAACGAAACTCACAAGTGGCGGACTGCAGTCATTTCCAAGAACTACAAAAATCAAACGAAAACGGCCCCGAGCACGAGATCGTTTACGTAAACGAGTTCATCGAAAACGAAGAAGCACCGAGTTACGTCAACATGTCAACCATTGGGCTCTCCATCAAGTCCAGCGGCCAAATCAATTCCGTCGACCAACTACGGATGTGGTCCCCAACCGGAATAAACGTTACACGTCTAATTGAAGGCGATAGCGCACCGAGCAATCTGTTCGCCGATCTTGTCTACTATTTACTGACAAACACCAGTCAAGGTCTCGGCAACATCGTTCCATCCGAGTTAATCGATATTGATTCTCTGCGTATTGCAGCGCGATTCCAACGCGCAAACAAGATCTTTTACGACGGCGTGCTCGAAGACAACGAAAGCTTCCGCTCGTTCCTATACGACAACGCTGCTCTACAACTCTGTAATTTCACTATCAAAAACGGCCGCTTTGGCATGATGCCGGCGCTGCCTTACGACAGCAACTACGCAATCAGTACAGCGCCGATTGTGGTCGAGCAGATCTTCACGGCCGGCAACATCATCCAAGACAGCCTGCAAGTCCAATACATCGAAGCCTCCCAACGCTCCAACTTCCGCGCCTTGGTCAGCTGGCGCGTCACCGTCGAGAACGATCTGCCCACACAGGCATCAGCGCTGGTGGACTGGGCTGACATCCCAGAGAGCAGCCGCGCCACTACACAGCAGGCGTTTGACCTTACCGATTTCTGCACCAACCGCGCCCAAGCTTTGCTGACCGCTCGATTCCTGCTGAGCATCCGCCGCCGCGTCACCCACACAGTCAGCTTCAAGACGGTACCCGACGCACTTGGAATTCAGCCCGGCTCTTACATCCGCGTCATTACCGAAGCCACCACCTATAGCGCTACCAACAATGGCGGCATCACAGATGCTGGAACACTCGTCAGCATCAGCAGCATCGCCAACGGCAACTACGACGCTTTGATTTACAACCCGCAAACAGGAGACGTAACCGAACGACGCATCACCATCAGCAACAACACAATCACAGATTCAACGCTGTACGGTTGCTTGTTTACCTTGCTAAGCGTTGAAGTAGGAATGGGCGTTTACCAAGTGGAGCAGCTGACGTTAGATGAAGACGGCTTGGTCAGCATCAGCGCTGTGCATGTTCCGACCGACAGCACTGGCGCTAGCATTGTGGCAAAGGACGTGCTAAACGAAGCCGCTTTCCGCACGCTTGAGTAATGACGTTCCCTGCGCTAGCCCCCACAAGCCGTGACTTCAGTCCAGGTGACTGGCCGACCAAGCGGTTCAACTCACAATCTGGTGCAGAAGTGCGGATTTTATACGGCAGTCAGCGCACCAACGCAAAAATTAGCTTAAGTTACGACAACATTACCGATGCAAATGCACAGCTATTTTTAGAAGATTACGATGCACAGTTAGGCACCTTGCGTACTTTTACGCTGCCGTCCGCCGCCTTCTCCGGTTGGACTGGCACCGATAACAAGTTGGATGCACCGCCCGGTACAAAATGGCGTTACGAGGCCGAACCTTCTGTCAAAGCGGTACGCCCTGGTCGCAGTAGCGTTACAGTAAGGCTGGTGGCGGTGGTGTAATGTCGCAAGTATACTCAGGCAAAGATGGCTACCTTCTAATCAACGGTGTAGAACAGTTAAAAGTAACAAAATGGATGCTAAATGGATCTCTAGAAATGCTAGAGACAACAACACTGGAGCAGTATCAAAAAACTTTTGTTCCTGGTGTTCAGGAATTTAGCGGAACCGCATCTCTACTTTATTATACTGACGAATCTGGTCGCAACGACGCTGCGACCGCATTGCGAAAAGTTTTACGCGTAGACGGCGTAAAAGATGGTGATATTGTTGTATTGACTTTACGCCTTAGCGGTACCGATAGTCTCGCGCACGATATCTCTATAGCTGCTTACGTGACAAGTGTTACGTTTAACGCCTCAGTAGGCGAAGTGAGCGCAGCGGATATTGTTTTTCAAGGTAGCGGAGCTTTGTACGAAGCTGCTTTATTAAGCACTTTTGCCGGCGAAAACACACCGACCATCGTCCCACAAAACAACAATTTTATAGACACCTTAAAACTGGCCGTATCCAAGCTACAGCAGGGTTCTCCACGGCAAGTCCTTCAAACAAACAACACTGGGACTAGCGCCGAGTGGAGCAGCAATCTCAGCTTAAATAATTTGCAGGCCGATGGAAATGTGACACTGAGTGCTTCAACCACCATCGGCGGCAACGCACCGCTTACCTCGGTCAGTGTTATAAACGGCAGTTCTGTCGCGGTAAGCCCATTTCGCAAACTTAGTGATTATGGTGGTGATGTTGTTAATGTAAAAGACTACGGAGCGGTAGGTAATGGAATTGTAGATGATACCTCAGCGATTCAAGCAGCATTAAACCGCGTCAATACATTGGGTGGTGGCGTCGTTTATTTTCCCCCTGGCCGATACAGAAAAGCAGATACAAGCCCTACATTACTTATGTACTCAAATACAACTCTAAGGGGCGATGGCGACTGTTCTGTAATTGTCCACGATGATCTTCCTACCAATCCAAGGAAAGATTTGCTAGTAGCTGATAATACGCAAAATATAGCGTTTGTAAATTTTAAGATAGAAGGAACTGTATACGCACACACAGTTGAAACCAACCAAAGCCAAACACTAACAGGATTTAATGTTGTAAACCTAAGGATGCTTGGCGTTACCATACAAGGCGTTCGTTTTATGGCCACTGCTTTTACTTATGCCCGTGATGTAATCGTCCAAGAATGCCGGTTCGTTGACGTATTAAGGGATGGAGCGCGCTTTACCGCTTCATCTAATGTATCGATTGTTGGTAACGTATTTTACCGTGTTGCTGACGATGCAATCGCACTGCACTCGATTGATCCAGACACAAATTTCCCTGTGCCTGCTGGCTTTACAAGCTGGGACAATGTGCCTCCCTCTAGCGGAATCACAATCTCAGGAAATACTTTTGAAGCCTGCCAAGGCATAAAAATTTTAGGCGCAAAAACTGCTTTGATTACGCATAATGTTATGCGCCGTATGCTACGACTACCTATTGTTATCGATAACACGGTTAATCTACCTGAAGGTAATACACCGATTTTCTGCGTGCAAATAGTGAACAATATAATTACAGATACGTTTTACAATTTTAATGCTCCTACAGACACGGGAGGTTATGCTATTAAAATTAAAATTCGAGACAGATCTGCAGGCGCGCTTTCTTCGCAACCCGGTTACTCGTCTGATGTTTCTCCGTATAACTGGGTAAACAACATTGACGCCGCAGGCAAAGTAAACGTTGGTTCTTGGGGGATTACTGTCGCTCAAAACACTATTGCAACGACTCTGCCCGTTACAGGTGTGTCTACATATTCCGATTATGGTTATGGAAATTTGCTGGATCGACAAGGCGGATCTTTAGGACCAGGGTTTTACAACCCCTCAATAACAAGTACATTTTTTGCTGTAGACGGTATTTACTTTGAAGGCCCGGTTAGGGGGTTAGTTATTGAATCAAACATGTTGTCGGGTGGTGGAATAAATACGTCTGCCATAGTAATTAAAGGCTACGCAAGCTCAAACGGGTTGGACAGAGCTTCAGCAGTTGTACGTAACAACACAGTCACAGACTGGCCTGGTACCGGCATTGAGTTAAATTCCGCAAATAGTGCTTCGCACTATGTTGTTCTGGGAAATTGGTTAGATCTGGATCCACTGTTCCGCCATCCCAGCCATGCCTCTACAAATAAATGGACATCTAGTAGCGTTGTTTATGGGATAAATGTTGTTTCGGGTATTTGTGGAGCGGCTGCTTACAACACAGTGCAACACATGTCTGATATTGTTACAGATGCTGGTGCTTTTTCTTGGCACAATAATTACGCGATTTATGATCCGAATGGTACTGATGGACTAGGGGATGAACCTGATTGTCGAGGCATTCGCAAAATTCTTAGGCAAGTTGCATTTAACGCAATTATTTACGATGGAAACCCTTTAAGCGCTGCTTTCAAAGAAATTATTACTGTGCCGGATATCGCAGCGATTAGCATTCCCACATCGGGTACCTATGTTAAAGGGCATGTAGTTAAAAATGTTGCTGGAACAGTGGTAAATCCTGGAGCGGGACAGGAATACTACGTTATAGGGTGGCAAAGAATTACGACCGGTTCCGGACATGTGCTCAATACGGACTGGAAGGAGCTACGCTGTTTGACAGGGGCATAGAGGCTATGGCAAAAGTTTTCACGGGCCGCGAAGGCCGTCTTCTAATAAATGGTGTAGACCAAATTAAAGTTACATCGTGGGCTTTAACAGGCTCTGTGGATGTACTGGAAACCACAGGCTTAGGAGAATCACAAAGATCGTATACGCCTAATCTGCAAGAGTTTAGTGGTACTGCCACCGTACTTTATTACAGAGATGAAGCGGGACGCAATGATGCGGCTACAGCACTTCGCAAGGTTTTGAAAACAGAAGGCGTAACAGAGGCAGATGTCGTTACACTAAACTTTCGGTTAGTTAACGGAAACACAAATAGCGACGTGACGTTTAACGCTTATATCACAAGCGTGTCGTACGGAGCCAGTGTCGGCGAAGTTAGCTCAGCGCAAATAACTTTTCAGGCAACCGGCGCGTTAACTGGAGTGACGCTGTAATGGGCATTTATCTTGGCAACATCGGCAACATCGAGCTGACGCGCAAATCACTCGAAGGTTTTAAGGAATCCGTTGTAAATCCATCCGACGTAAACGCCAACCGCCATCGTTTTAGTTTTGATTTCAGCGAAGGCTTTTTGATCAGTGGCGATCTTGCCGCTATCAGCACAACCGACGATACCGACCTCGACTTTGTGTCCCCCAGCGGCTGGAGTGACGGAACTGTCCACGAGAGCGGAAAGTGGTACGTTTTTGTGGATGAGCTTGGTGCCATCCGCCTATACGACAACTTCAATGACAGTCTCGAAGGCAGCACCGCCGGCCTTGTTGAGTTAGCGGATATCAATCGAGATATTCCAATCAAGGTAGAAATTGAAGATTTAGCAGGCAGACTGTTGGCATCAATTAGCGATTACGAACTCAACACAAGCCGCGAAACTGTCGATATTACGACGCTTTCAGACGAGCATAGGCAGCAGTACAGCAGCCTTATCAGCGGTAGCGGACGGCTTACCGCGCAGTGGGATTACGTCAACGAAGTAAATCAAGAACCAGTGCATTACTTGATGCAGCTAGTCGTGCGCACTGAAGTTGGCTCTGCATTCCACGCTAAGTTTTTCATCAAAACCCTGGGCGCCACGGCAAAAGGAGGTTCGTTTGCTGATTCACAGATCAACGATCAAGTGTGGTGGGAATTTGATGCAATCGTTACAAGTAGCGCTACAAGTTTTGCCCCTGGCGACATAGTGGTTTCTACCATTGATTTTGTAGCCACTGGCCCAATTCGTTTGCGCGCCAATACGACACCGCGTCGTAGGTTGGTGCAAGAGACAGGTGATCCTATTGTGCTTGAACAAGGCGGAGGCTATCTGCTCTTGGAAGACAGCGACGTCTAAACTGAGTACACCGGAACGAGAGGCTGGCTGTGTCTGACCTGAAGATCAGCGAACTACCGCAGCTTGCTGGCACCAATCTCGCTGCCAACGACCTGCTGGCCGTCGCTGATACCAGCGCCAGCGAGACACGCAGCATCACAATCTCGGATGGTATCGGCAAAGCCGTCACGCTGATCGCAGACGGCACAATACCGAGCGCGAAAATTCTGTTCGCTGCTGGTTCAGTCCCAGGCAGTGCACTTCAAGGTGAAACCGTCAATACCTCGCAACTGACCAACGATGCAGTAACCGCCGCAAAACTAGGCAACAATTCTGTTACGCGGCTTGTCAGCGAACTTCCAAGAACTGGAGACTTCACCGGGCAGTTTGCTTTAGACACCGACGATCTCAAGCTTTACTGCTGGAACGGATCGACTTGGCAAGCAATCAAAGCTGGCGGTTCCGTCAACACGGTAATTGGTGGTAGCGCAGGCGTCGTTAACGTCACTGCTACACAAAGCGGCGACAGCGTTACCCTCAACACCACCCTCGATAACACCAGCGCTGCCAGCCAGTTTTTGGCTGGACCGTCATCCGGCGCTGGCGCCGTCACCTATCGAGTGATTGCTCCAGCCGATCTCCCAACAGCTAGCACCACGGATAAAGGTGCCGTTGTGGTGAACGGCAATGGTCTCGCCATGAGCGGGAACCAGCTCGTCATCAATAACACGGTCACTCAAAACACCAGCGCATACCACCTGACGCAGTACACGTCCAAAGGCTTGGTAACTGCCGGACGAGCGATCACCGCAGCAGACCTCCCTGCCGCTGCATCTGGCACGCTGGGCGCCGTGTATCCCGGTAGTGGCCTCACGGTTGATAGTGTCGGCGAACTCGGGCACTCCAACGCCGTAGCCTCCGGATCCGGCGCCAAGGTCACGTTTGACGCACAAGGCCACGTCACTGGAACACTGGCGTTAGACGCTGCCGATATTCCCGATCTGCCAGCGAGCAAACTAACAACTGGAACCCTAAGCGCCACATTGCTGCCAGCCAACGGCATCGAGGGCGGAAAACTCGCAAACAACGCTGTTACCAAGATCGGCGGCGCCAGCTCTACAACTGGCGTCGTCGTATTTCCAACTGCCGATTACAGCGGGCAGTACTTCTACGATTCGCTGAATGGGGATCTTTACCTGTACGACGGCAACGCTTGGCAGCCGATCACCATTACTGCCGGTGAAATTATTTTTGCCGGTACATTCAGCGCCAATCCGACATACAACAGCGGCGCTGGCAAAATCCTTACGCTGACAAGCGCTGGAACAGCACTGGGTTTGACTGTTAACAGTGCCCTGCCTGTTGCTGCAGCAGCCAACAGTCGTTATTACTTTGTCGTCAGCGAGGGCGGCACTCCGACTACAGGTAACGCTCCTCTTGTTGCTTTAGCGCCGCCTGACATCGTGCTTTCCGATGGCACGGCATGGACGCATGTCGACGTGTCTTCCACTGTGGCAGCACAAACGGCATCAAACATCACAACAACTGCAATTTCTGGAGTCACAGGCAGCAATGTGCAAGACATGCTGTCGTCGTTAAATACCATCAAAGCAAACAAAGCTGGCGATACCTTTACCGGCAACATAACACTTGATGCCGCCAGCATCGTTTACGACACTGGGTCGTTTAACACCACAGTTTCTGCCGCCACAGCAAGCGCCGCGCGTACAATTACGTTCCCCAATCAAAGTGGCAACGTCCTTGTCAGCGGCAACACCAGCATTGTCGATGGCGACATAAGCGCAAGCGCCGGTATCGCATACAGCAAACTAGCAACACTTACAAGCGGCAATATCATTGTCGGCAACGCATCCAATACTGCAGCTTCGGTTGCAATGTCGGGCGACATCACTATTGGCAACACGGGCGTTACTGCTATCAGCAGCGGCGTCATTGTTGATGCCGACGTAAGCGCCAGTGCCGGTATTGCATTTAGCAAGCTGGCATCACTAACCAGCGGAAGCATTCTGGTTGGTAACAGCAGTAATACTGCAACGGCCGTCGCCATGTCCGGTGACATCACAATTACCAACACTGGCGTTACAGCAATCGGCAGTGGCGTCATTGTTGACGGAGACATCAGCGCCACTGCCGAGATCGCCGTTAGCAAACTCGCCAACGGATCCGCTCGCCAACTTCTTCAAACCGATGCTGCTGGAACTGGCGTTGAATGGGCAAGTAATATCAGCATCCCTGGTACGCTCGATGTAATAGGTGAAACGACGCTTAAAGAAATTAAAGAGACCGTTTACAGCCTCACTGGCACAAGCATCGACCCAGCAAATGGAACAATCCAGCACAAGGCTATAAGTACTAATACAACTTTTACGGAAAACTTGGTTTCAGGTCAATCTGTTGCATTGCGCCTTGAGGTAACTGGTTCCATTACAGTCACGTGGCCAACGATCACGTGGGTTTCCGGCACAGGCAACACTGTTCCCACCTTGACCTCTAAAAACATGCTTGTTTTTTGGAAAATAGCTTCAACCTTATATGGTGCTTGGGTTGGGAGCTACGTCTAATGCTTAGCACACTACTTCTTTTAGCCTCAGTGGCCAAGCCTACAGAAGACTACTGGATGGCAACCTTGGAATTGGCCGGCTACAACATACAACCCTATGACGTCGTTGTAGCAGCAGACAAAAGTGTCTACGTCACTGGGATGGCAACCAGCGGTTCCATTTTTCACTCTTTCATAGTTAAGTATTCAGAAACAGGGGCGCTGCAGTGGCAACGGGAGTTAGGTGTTGGAGATGTGTTTGCGGGAGGCGCCCAGTATGCGTATGGCATCACGCTTGATAGCAATCAAAACGTTTACGTTGTAGGTCAATCAACAAGCGACAGTGGAGCATTTATCCACAGCTACACATCAAGTGGAACTGCGCGATGGAAACGCGCATTAGGCTCCGGTAATGATCATTTTATGGGAATAACGACAGACAGCGCAAACAATATCTACGCAGTTGGATTTACGCAGTCTAGCAGCCTTGGCCTTTTGGTAGCAAAGTACAATTCCTCTGGGGTGTTGCAATGGCAAAGAAATTTAGGTACCGGAAGCGATAGAGGGGAAGGCGTTGGTTTTGATGCAAACGGTAGTATTTACGCCGCTGGGGCAAGCATCTCAGGAAGCTTTTTCCGTCCTTTGCTGGCCAAATACAACTCGTCTGGCACGCTCCAATGGCAGCGCACGCTAAACGTAGAAGCTAGTTCCACCCGTGCGTATAACGTAGCGGCTACACAAAACGCCGCATATTTTGCTACAACTAAAACACAATCTTACATAACCAAGTACGACACCGACGGCTCACTGGTTTGGCAACAAACTTTGAGCGGGCTTGCTGCTGGTGGCTACGCCCCAGGCATTGCGCTTGATTCTTTAGAAAATTCCTACTTGTGCATAGGTAGATATATTGTAAAATACGATGTTAATGGTAGCCTTGCATGGCAAAGAGAGATCATAAATGCAAGCGATTTTTATGCCATCAAGCATTTAGGCACTGCTCTTTACGTTGTTGGCATAAATAACGCAAAAGCATTTATTGCTAAGTTGCCTGATAACGGAGGTTTAACTGGGACATACGGTTCCTTTACTTACCAAGCCTCTAGTCTTACGGCATCAGGCGGAAACGCAACTGATGCAACGTCATCTTTTGCGGTCACAACTCCAACGCTTACCGATAAAATTAGCTCCATACCAGACAACGCAGCTACACTAACTTCAACAAAGGTAGACATCTGATGCTTGCTTTTCTTTCCAATCCGCAGGTCCCCATCGGTCGCAGCGAGCTGCGCCAGAAGTATCCCAATGTCAGTTTTCCGGCTGACCTAGAAAAAGCCGACCTCGCAAGCTACGGCGTCATCAAAATCAAGGAGCAGCCCGCTCCATCCTGCAACCACCGCACCGAGCGCGTAGTGGAGCGCCCAGTCGAACTCGTCAACGGCGTCTGGGTAAAAGGCTGGGAAGTACAGCCACTGCCCCTGGAACAACAGCAGCAACTGCTCGCCAACCAAGCGCAACGTATGCGCCAACAACGCGACCTGCTGCTTACTGCCTGTGATTGGACGCAGCTTGCAGACGTCAAGCTCGACATCAAACAGCAGTCAGACTGGCGGAAGTACCGCCAAGCCCTGCGTGATGTGCCGTTGCAAAACGGTTTCCCGTGGGACGTGACTTGGCCCACACAGCCCTGATCCGATGATCACCCCCGCTACTCACGACATCACGATCCTCCAGAATTCCACCTGGAAGGGCACACTCCGCGCCACGCAAAACCGGCAAACCGTCACCAGCATCAGCATTGCCGGCGGTACGCCAACGTTCAACTGCGACTGCCACGGCCTAGCCGCAAACGACAAGGTGGTCTTCACTGGAGGCACCACCATCCCTTGCGGCCTGACGCTGAATACGATCTACTACGTAATCAGTGCCGGGCTGACCACGAGTGCGTTCCAAGTTTCCACCAGCAGCGGGGGAAGCTCAATCAGCGTTAGCGGTACCGCAACTGGAACGTTCTACGTCGCCGAACCGCTCAACTTGACCAGCTATGGCGTTGACGCCGATATTCGTGGATTAATTAACAACGAAAGCATCGGTACATTTGCAACTGTTGTCACAAGTGCTGCTAATGGTGAATTTCAACTGTCTCTAACGCCAGAGGCAACAGTTGCGATTGATGTAGGTCGCTATGGCTACGACGTCAGCCTGACTACGGCTGGAGGGGAGCGTTACTATTGGCTTACGGGTGTTGCCACCGTGCAACGTACTTATTCGCGGAACTGATCCATGTCTTCCGAAGTGCAGATTGCGGTCATCGACCAGCAAGACACGCAGATCGTGCTGGCGGTTCCCGGCGTACAAGGTGCTACAGGCAGCGAAATCGCTGCGGGTGGTACAGCTAACCAAGTGCTTCGGAAGGCAAGCAGCACCAATTACGACACCAACTGGTCACTGGTGACCAATGCGATGGTGGACAGCAGCGCCGCCATTGCTGGCACAAAGATCAGCCCTGATTTCGGCAGTCAGAACAGCGTCACCACTGGCACGAGCACGGCTGCATCGTTCATCCCCACCAGCAGCACAGCTCCCACTAACGGCGTTTATCTACCTTCGGCAAACAATGTAGCCATCAGCACTGGTGGCACTGGCAGGTTGTTTGTTGATGCGAATGGACGTTTGGGCGTGGGGACTACTCCAGACAGCCCGCTTCATGTTGTTGGCACAAGTGGCACTGGGCTGCGGATTGGGTACACGAATAACATCAACTATTTTGATGCCAATACGCAAATTTTTCGTTCAAATAATTCAACTACTACCTATGGCCAGTGGGATTCAAGTGGCAGGCTCCTAGTTGGCACGTCTAGTCTGCGTGCCTCGTTCCAACGCCCAAACATAAATTGCGAGGGTTTGGGAGATGCTGGCATCACTATTTGCCGCAACAATGCTGATAATGCTCCACCTGTTCTTGAGTTTGGAAAAACCAGATCTACATCAATTGGCGGTAATACAGCCGTTATAAATAACGATTATCTTGGGATGATTCGTTTTTATGGCGCCAACGGTACAGACCTTTCTAATGAAGGCGCAAGGATTTCTGCAGAAGTAGATGGAGATCCGTTCACTTCTGGTGATACAACTGATCTTCCAACGAGGCTAGTGTTCTCCACTAC